GACCATACCATGATATGGATTTGGTGTATGCTAAGGGAGAAGTTTGGCTCTCTTGGGATGGCTATCTCCGATGTGAGCTTTGGCGGGGATGCAGAAGAGGTTTATGATGATAATGGGGATGACTACTTCTACACGGGGTCTCTAAGCATGACTATCCAAACTGATTGGTTTGTCCATTTTGCTCTAGTCAATCCCATCTTGGCTCTTGATACTCAGGGCATCCAAATGGTGAATACCTTACCTACTGATGCAGTTATTGGTGTCGGAAGTGAATTAAGAGAGAGAATCTTATAATAATTTGTCTATTACTATCGGAATATTAACTGAGGAGATATAAATTGCCTATCCTAACCTTTCAATGTTACTCATGTGGCTTAAAAACTAAACAACGAGTTTCCGCAGGAACATCTAGCGTGTCTTGCTCTAACTGTCAACAACAAGCCGTTACGGAAGCCACTACTTCAACAATGAGCTATCAAGCTCCTGTTAATAGTGTTGGCTTACAAACTACGGGAGTTGAGGCAACCGACTTGGACTTTGACCGTGTGGTAGCTGAGGATGCTCGTAAAAAGTGGGAACAGATTTATGAGAGAAGACAGGCAAAGTGGGATATTATTGACTCAAATGAAGGTAGTAAGGGGTCAGACCTCGTACGCCTCCCTAATGGTGAATACCTTCTTAATCGAAACATTAGTAGTGAACTCTCTACCCGCAGAGAGACTACTCGTGACATTATGGAAAAACAAAGAACCTCTCTAAAATAGGAGAACCATTATGGCTATTCGTGGCGGCTATGCTCCCCCCGGAGTCTATACTGAAACCGTATTTGACTCACCCACACCCGGCGTTACCGTTACAGGTAATATTCCTTTACTCATCGGTAAAGGTATTGAAGTTACAGAACAAAAAGCAGTCACCATGGTGCGTGGCTCTTCTTCCGTTCTCGATAACCAAGTTGTTGGCGAAGACCCAGCGGGTCGTGCCGTTAGTGGTTTTGACCCACAAGGCTTCCCAATTCTCACTGACTTCGATGGCATTATCACCAAAGTACAAGTTCAACACTACCCCATCGTTACAGGTGATGGTATCGGTCGTACTTCTACTAACCCATCTGATGTTCAAGCTACCATTAACGGTAATACAGTCCTTTGTCTATCAATAGATAGTGCTAAGGGTGTTGTTGGTCTCAGTGAAGCTCCTCAAGAAGGGGATATCGTTAGACTTAACTACTACTTCAAGAGAACTGATACCAAAGTTACTGATGAGGATGTCTCTGCTCAAGTTAGCCCAGACTTTACTTATCTTTATGCTGGTGAAGGTAACTTCGTATGGACAAATACCACCAATAAACTCATCGTGGTTGTTGATGGCACTACCTATACTGCTACCATCTCTGCTCCCGGCGTTAATGCTGACCGTCTCACCACCCTTGAGCGTGTTGTAAACACCATCAATGGTCTCAATCTCGGTTCTTTAACCGCCTCTAAGTACACCACAAACATCGGGGTGGATAATCTCCTCTTGAAAGCCAATGGTTCTATCTCTATCGGTTCAGGGTCTATTAACTCAGCTCTCGGTTTAGCTCTAGGTCAAACAGGTTCTACCCGCACCACAACTTTCTACACCTCCAATGCCCCCATCGTTGATGGCTCTAATGGTGGTCGTGTAACTACAACTGTGACTGACATCACTGTTAAAGTTAATGGTGTTAAGGTTACCCCCGTTTCTGTTGATGGTCAATCAGGTGCTTTCACCTTGAAACAAGCCCCCGTTATTGGTTCTACCGTAACTGTGACCTACTACTTCAACACCTTCCGTGACCAATTTGACTTCATTCCCGCTCGTGATGTTACTGCTGTTACTAGAAACAGCCTTGTGCCTGCCGGCGGCGGTGCTTCTTCTCAATTTATCCAAGGTGCTGATTGGGTTCTTCATAATGACACCATCGTTTGGGGCTCAAGTGCTCTCGCTACTCCTAAACTAACCAATGGCGTTGTTGAATTTGGTGAAGACCAAATCTCCCTCACCCTTCGTGATGAAAGAGCATTCTTAATGCCTTGCACCACCGTGGCTGGTAATGCTTTTGCAGTTAAACTCCCTTATCAACCAGTAGACGGTACAGGTCTTGGTATCCCAACCTCTAACAAAGCTCTTGTTTCTGTTAAGGTTGGTTATGGTCTTGCTGATGCTCTCGAAAAGAGCGATAGCATTATCACCCGTATTGACCCCGCTACCTCTACCGTATATTTGCAATCAGCAGTGCCCGTAGGGGCAACTGCTTTTGCTACCTTCTATTACAACACCCTCGTGGATAATGCTGAAGATGCAGGTACTGCCTTCTATCTAACCGTAAATTCTGCGGGTGTAAGTAATGTTGGTACATACAATGTAGCTCACAATGGTGGCATTGTTTATGGTTTAAGTTTAACAGCTAAGGGGACTGCCCTTGCTAACTTTGACATCAACTTCCCCACAGGTAGTTCATTATTCCCCGATATTCGTTTTGAGGGTGGTACACCTGTAGAAGAAGAAATTACTGTTCAATTTACCTCTAGTTTGGACAACAATGCTACATACACCTCTAAGGGGATGAACAAGTTCTACTTTGCTCCCGGATATAGTGATACTTTTGACTTCGTAATGAGCTCAAATGCTGTTTCTGTAAACCTCAACTACCCCTCAGATGGTGCTAATATCACAACAGGTATTACTGCTGTTGTTGGTGACCCAGCTAGATATCTTGCAACCACAGGTTTCACCGCATTAGCAGATATTGCTGATGCAGATACTCTCGAACTCAAGATTGATGGCAAAGTTCTAAATGTTTTGTTCAATGCTATTGCTAGCCCCACACTCGCTGATGTTCAATCTGTATTGAATGGTTCTGGTGGTATTGGTCAAGGTGCTGTTTATACTGCTATGAGTTCAATGAATGGCAATATCATTATTGTAGCGGGTAAACAAGACAAGTTGTCCTTTAGCTACACAGGTGACCAATCAGGTCAAGACCCAGACATCTACACCATCACTATCCCTGCGGGCTCTTACAATGCTGAAGAACTTGCGGGTGCTCTTAATGATGAGTTCCTCAATAACCTAGACCCCAATGCAGCACCCTTCTCTGTTCAATTTGGCACTGACCAATCTAACAGAATTACTGCTGAATTAACAGGTCTTACTGCGGGGGATAACTTCGGGTATATCGAGTTCCTCTCTCAAGCTAGTGATGAAGACGACTTTGCTATTATTGCGGGTATCGATACAGACATAGCCCCTAACGGTTACCAAACTAAATTCGGTATCCTCCCAATCATGGACATTGTTTCCTACAATGTCTCTGGTGGCACAGGCTTTGAACGTAAAGAACGTGCTGTACTTCGTAACAGCATTGTTCTAGGTACTTTCTACAATCCTCCTTCAACAACCTCTTATGGTGTTGAAGTTGTAGAAGGCACTATCCTCAGTAATTGTGGCTTTATTGCAGGTTCAACCCCCGCATTCCGTTCTGCGGTTATGCAACATGCTACCCTAAACCTCAAGTCCAATACTGCTTGGTCTAGTCAAAATGACTCTCAACCAACCATGAAGTTCTATGATGGTACAGGTGCTACTGCTGCCAATAATGTTCTTTCATTAGACATTAACGGCACTCAAGTCACCATCACCTTTGATGCTTCTGAAAATGGTACTGAAATCCCCGTAGGCCCATTCTCTGATATCACCTCTGTTATCTCCGTTATCAATACTGCTTGTACTGATGCGGGATTACTCCTTGATATCCGTCAAAGTGGTTATGAAATTTCTTTAGCTATCCAAGGTGTCTTTACTTCTGATGAATACATCAAAGTCCTTTCAGGTTCTGCCAATAAGTCCTTTGGGCTCAGAGATAACCAAACCGTTTCTTCTGCTGGGGTTGCTGTAAACCAAGTTGTTTCCGCATTCTATAACACCCAACAAGCTGAAGCTGACCTCGCTCTCCTCTTGTTCCTCACCGACTCAGTTGCAGCGGGCACATTCATGGAATATGCCGTTGCTTATGAAACTGTTGATAGTACAGGCGGTAAACACTTATCCTTTGATACCCTCAATATGGGCTT